ACCCTATCTTTCATTTCTTCTTCGGTATAAAAGTCAATCTGGTTGCCGTATTCAGCCATATCTTCTTGAAACCCATATTTCCAAGAACCGTCGTCAAAAATGCCGAAGCAAACTATTTCGCCTTCGTTGCCGAATTTTGAACCAGGTTGGTAAAGTAATCTTATTCTTTGTCCTATTCTATATTTCATTCTTCGTCCTTTCTTGCTTTAATTTCTCCACGGTGAAACTTATTCGTTATACTCTGTGGGTTCTGCTCGTTATAGATAACCAACGCCTTAGTTGGAACGTATCTGATATACATATCAGGTTTAGACCCTATCGACCTATGTACGAAGTCGTAGTCCCAACCGACGTTAATATTCTCGTCAAACTTAAACTTGCTAAAATAATCAGTCCTAAATAGATAACTCCAAACATTCCAGTTTACATATGGCCTGTCGTGCCACTCGCCTAGCTTGAACGGTTCTTTGAAGTACCACTTATAAGCGATCAAGTGTTCGTTATCGCCTAACTCCGAGAAGATATTCTTTACATAATCGTCAACTATATCGTCATCGCAGTCGATAAACGTGAAGTAGTCGCCTTTTACCTTCTCGATACCTTTATTACAAGTAGCAGCGCCGCCTATGTTCTTCTGTTTGTAGTATTCAAAACCGTATATCTTGCATAACTCTTTGATAGCTGGCTCACGATCTATTTCTTCTGTTGAGCCGTCGTTGATGCAGATAACTTGTACTTCGTCTAGCTTGTCTTGCTCGGATAGTTGGTAGTAAAGCCTCATCAGCAACATAACAGTCGAGTACAACCGGTTATAGATAGGTATAATAATACTTACTTTCATAGCTCGCCTTTCTCTCTTAAATAATCGTCGAACTCGCCTTGCTGTCTTCTCCAGGTTAAACTGCCTTCTCTTGGTGAGTTGTAGTGCTTAACGATAAGACCGGTATATTTCTCCGTCGGGTTCTTTTCTTTAAGTTCATTCCAGAAGGGAACATCCTCAGCAACCGGAGCGGTTTCATCGTACTTGGTATCGCCTACAAACTCTCGCCTCATAAACTTGGTTTGTCCGCAGTATATGTCTTTAGAGTTTGGAGTTAGGTCGAATATAGTGCCATCATTTGTGATAAGGTTGAAGTAGACTAGGTCTGTGCCGTCTAGATCTTCCATAATTTCCTCAAAGATAACAGGGTAGAAGTCGTCGTCAGCGTCGAGCATAACTAGATACTCGCCGGAAGCTTCTTTTAGACCTGTGTTAAGGGCTTTGCCTAGACCATAATTCTTTTTATGCTGTACCAACCTAGCACGGCCGAACTCTCTGACCTTCTGTGCAGTCTTGTCGGTTGAGCCATCGTCTATAACGATGATCTCCACGTCCTCGCGGTCTGGAATAGAGTTAAGAGCCATTTCGATAGTTTCCTCGGCGTTATATGCGGCCATAATAACTGAAACCTTATAGCGTGCCATCTAACACCTTCTTCCATAGTGGGCTAGGCTTTTCTTCATACTTAAAGCCCTTAGGGATACTGTTAAATATCTTGTTGACATCTAGGTTAGATAAGTCGAACTTTAGAAGATAACCGTTCTCGCCGTCCTTGATAATCTTCTTGGCTTGGTCGAACTCGGTAGCAATAACCGGAACCCCTGAGGCGACGGCCTCGTGTATGGCATAGCAATAGGATTCCGTATCACTCAGTTGACAACACCAATCTGCAATATGGAGCAGTTGTTTAGTATAGAATTGCGGTTCTACCTCTATCATTTCCGGGATAGACTTAATAGCTGCCTGGAGTTCCTTTGGTGCTACCGATAATGTTGACGCTACGAGCCAGATAAACGGTTTACCTGCACCTTCTAGACGTTTAGCCATAGAGACCATACGCCAGAAGCCTTTTTCTTCACTTGCTCTAGATAGAGTCAAGAGAATAAGTGGTTTCTCTCCGAGTGGGAGTAGAGGGTTAGTTATAATCGTTGAATCGTAGCCAAACTCATTCTTAAGACCTCTAGCAGCCGTTTCTGAAGCAGCGATAATCTTGTCGAATCGTTTATCTATATCAAGCTTGAAGTTATGCCAGCCATAACACTTCTTGATGGCCTCAAAGTCTGAATGAATCGTCTGATACCTTTTCTTCGCTTCTACGCGGTCTAGAATGATAGCACCGCCATCATAGTTAGATGAGATAAGAACGTCGCATTTATAATGGGCTTGACCGTCGTCAACGATAACGTTGCAATACTTAGCGAACTCCATCAGTTGAATGTCGTCAGCCTCGGAGAAGACGAAGGTTATATCTCTGTCCTCGTATAACTTAGCAAGAGTAAGACCCCAGGTTTCAATTCCTCCGATTACATAAAGTAGTTTCTGGAAGAACATAACCTTAGGGCCTGTCTTTTTCTTGCGTCCGAGATAATCAACACGGATAACCTTTACCTTAACTCCGTTCTTTTTCAACTCTAGTAGTCGTGCATAAGATACTTCGAATACTTCCCCCTCTTTTCTGAGCTGGTTGTTGTTTCGAATATCTATGAACTCTACAAGTGAACGGACTAGGATCATTTAGCTTCCTTTTCGAGTATTCTCTCTGCTTCGTAAATGTCGCCGTTCTCTTTTTCTTCGTTCGTCTTAACTCCCTTGAGTTTCTGACGTGCGTCGAATACACTCTTAAGTGCGTCTAGAAGACGGTTGAACTCCGGACGCTCTAGGTCTCGTGTCAATTCTGAAATAGTATCGAGACGCTGTTCGAGCTTGTCCTCATAGTGTGATTTTTTCTTGAATAGTCTCATCTTGTACCTCCTGTTTCTTTTTAAGTTCGTTAAGATATTTCTGTTCTTCTCGCCACTCTATTTCTCTACAGAGTTCCCGATATTTCTTCTCTGATAGCCGTGGCTTCATAATTGTCAGTAGGGAATAACGCTTTAGGTTCATCTTTACCTCTTTCCGAATAGCCAACCGAACTTGCTTTTATTCTTCTTTTTCTTAACTTCGATTTGGATCGCTTCTTCTTCAGAGACCACCTTGACTTTCTTTTTCTTCGATGGGCCTCGCTTACCATTTCGTCCGCCCTTAGCGCCAGCTAGTTTGGCTAGCGTGTGGTTTGCTGCGAATCCGCCGGTATGGCCGTTTCTACCACCTTTAGCACCTATTCTTTTATAGAAGTCCGGGCCGTGAAGTTTTAAGTTAGTTTCTCTAGCCTTAAGGCCTCCTAGTTTAGTTCCTGACATTTTACCTACCCTCCACAAAAGTTATTACTTCATAATCGAGCTTCATTTCCTCGACGATACTAGGGAACGACACGAAGACGTTCTTACCGTATCTGCTGTTCCATCTGTGATACATTTCATACCTCCTATATACTCATTCGAGCCTGCTTATATTCTTCATAGCGAGCCTCTTGAACTTCTTTAGAAGGCTTTATAATACCTTCCTCGACCAGTTTGGCTCGTGTGCGCCGGATCGTCTCCGGGCTTGATACTTTTTTAAGATTCGCGTATAAGTTCTCATCAGTCCACCCTTCTAAATACCAGATGGAAGCGATAAGCTTCTTATCATCGTCTGCGAGACTAGGGTTTGCTCTAACGAGCGCCTTAATTCTTTCTCGCATAGGTTTATTGTTAATCTTCATCTTCACCTCCCACCGCTGTGATTTCGTGGCCGCAATACCACTTCGCAGCTTCACTTAGATCGTCTACCATATCGACATAACTCCGGTTATTACCCAAAGTGCGAGCAGTAAGGCGATACTTAATGCTACAATTCCTACCATTACGATAAGAACCACCCCTATAAAAAACGCTGGAGTAAAATCGTCTTCAGCATAGTCATAAGGTTTTAGTTCTTTCTTGTTTGTCTTCATACCTTTCTTTACCTCCTTTCGAACCCTCGAAGGTCTCTCAACTAACCTTCGAGCGCCCAGATGAACCGAGAACTTTAAGGCGGGTGGGTAACGTATATTTCTCGGCTCGTCTGGCTCCGGGAATAGCAAACGCCCGGAGTCGCTAGAGCGTGGATTGAGCGGTTAGATAGACTGGTCGTATATCTAGCCGCCTAGTGAACGGATAAGACCTAGAGTTTTATGTCGTAAATCGTCATTCTCAGCCCAATGGAGAATAAACTGGAGTTCTTATGACTGAAACTTATCCGCTCGCTAGGTGGTCGGAACTCGCAGTTTGTTTTGTTCCGGCCACTGAAGGAAATATGGGTCGGCTCGTCCAGAGTGGAGTCTGGGGGAGTATGAGCCGTCCACTTAATAAAGATAGTGGCCTCGATATGCCTTCCGCTTAGCCGCTCCGCACCTCTTGAGCTAGCACCACCATCTTTTTGTTAAAGTTCGCCGTTTATAGCGTCTTCTAAGATAAGCATTCCGGAGATCATCGCGTTCTCCTCGGCTTGCGAGCGAGCCAGCTCTTTGATTTGTTTTCGAGCTAACTCTTTCGCATATTCGAGGTTCATCATTATTTGCCTTCCTGGGCTTGCATAATCATCTTCCCGATAGCCTCTTTTTGCTTATCCGTGTAGAGTTTACTAATCTTCACATTCACGTATTCTTTTCGAAGTTCGTCTTTTGTCATCTTCGAGTATTTCAAGCGAAGTTCGTCGAAGTCTAAACCGTTCTTAGCAGGCGTTTTTGTTTGGTTCTGCATAGCGTTTACTACTTCGTCTGAGCTTGCGATACTTGTATCTATTCCGATACCGAGCAAGCCAAGCGCACGTCCTACGGCGCTTGTTTCGCAGTTCTCGATATAACTTGTCTTGTTGATAAAAGTTGAACCTTCGTTTTCGTAGGCGTGTCCGGTTGAGACGACCGTTCCTTGATCGTCTTTAACCGTAGCCTTGAATACGCAAGTTCCGTTTTCGTTAGATAACAGTTCGGTTTCGATACTCCAGCCCTCGTAATTCGAGCGGAAGTATTTAACCCTTTCGTTTACTTCGACATAGGCTTTACCCTTAATGTCTACTGTCTTCATTCCTTGTTCCGTCATAGAATAACCCTTTCTCTGTTAAAGTTTCCATATCTTCGCCATCTTCCAGGCGGTCTATAATAACTCTTCCGATTTTACTCATTCATATACCTTTCATCTTCATAACTATCGACAAGGTAGTCGACGAAGTCGTCTAAGATCGTCGGATCCTTTTCGATATTTTTTCTTAGTTCTTCTTCTGTAGTAGTTCGCTTAAAGTGGCGAGCCATACGTCTTATGTAATACTCTCGGTTTTTATCGTTAATCCATTCCATAACGAACCTCCAGCATTCTTACTAAGCCTAGACTTAGGCTGATGAATAAAACCCAGCTCACAGTCTGGATCATTCCATTCTCAGATAGAGCAATTCCATACATACTGGCTAGAATTGCTACAATAGTTAATTTAATCTTTATCATATATTTCCTTTCTTTTATTCGTGAAGTCGGAGGACCGGACATATTGCTTCTCGTAACTGTTTTAAGAACTAGAACTTCTAACCGGAGCCTCTGCGTATGTATAAAAACCCATTTTCAAAACATCTAAGATAGATAAAAAGAAGACAATTTATATAAAATCAGAGTAAAATTGATTCAAAATCGCTATCCGGTCGTCTGACCTCACGAATCTTAATTGTTGATCGTACCTGATTGTTAAGTTATATGAGTAGTAGCTTCCGCCCTGTTTCTCGTACTCCTGAGGTAGAACGCATAATTCAGACCCCGAAGAAACCGTGTTAAAAAAGACTCTTTGATAAGAGTCTTGAGTAAGTCTTTCGGCTACGCTATACTATCTTTATGGGGCGTTAGCTCAGCTGATAGAGCGCGGCATTCGCATTGCGAAGGTTCTCTATCCGGCTTACGTTGATTCTTATCGTAAATCTATTTCGACTTTTAATTTGCGATTTCTTAACTTCATTGTACCACACATAAGCATAATAGTCAATGATATTTTGTTGCAATTTTGGAGATTTTTGATACAATAGAGTTATCCACAGGGTTCCAGGTCTCTGGTTTCGACCCCTGTGGATATTTTTTGTTTCAACAGGTATGGTGGAGTTTATATTCTCTCATAAGGTCGTTATTCACCAAGTGGGTATAATGTGCGGTAGTATTCAAGCTTTCGTGGCCGAGAAGATCCGCTAGGTGTCTGATATTTCCGCCGTTTCCTACATAATTAGTAGCGAAACTGTGGCGGAGGGTATGAGGGCTGACCTTCTTCTTTATACCAGCACGATCCGCCGCATTTCTTATAACCATCTGTATAGTAGAGGCTGAAGCCCGAGTACCGTCTTTGGTCGCTATAAGCGCGTCTAAGCGGTCTTTACGCTCGGATAGGTACTTTTCCATATAAAGTGCAGTCCGTGCGTCTAAAAAGCAGATACGAGGCTTGGAGCCTTTTCCTATAACCGTGAAGCAACCGTTCCTAATTGTATCTCGGTTCAGTTGCACCAACTCAGAAACACGGATACCACTCGAGTATAGAAGCGAGATAATGAACTTGGTCCGGATAATAGGGCTTGCGTCGATCATTCTTTGGACTTCTTCAGCCGTTAAAAATGCTGGTATAACCGGTTCTCTCTTAGGCGCTGGAATAAGCTCGTAGTCTATGCACGGTTCCCCTCGAAGTTTCCAGTATTTAAGCACCATCCGAAGATTGCAGATATAGTTTCTTACCGTATTCTCGCACCTATGTCTTCCATAAGTTCGAAGCTCAGACTTAAACCGTGAAACGTCAGACAGGGAAATAGCGCTAAGATCTTTGTCTCCTATGGTTTCGCACCAGATACGAACGCCAGCCTTAAAGTGTACCAGTTGGTTTTCGTCTACGCCTTTAATTTCTAGATATTCTCGTATATACCGTTGGTATGCTTGAGAAATTCTCATAAAAGATAAAAATTCCCCCACCGTTAAAGTTAGTATTAGTAGGGGAAGTTATAATCAGAACTTAGCGTGCTTCTTTACATACGCAAGCCACAAAGTAATGAGCTGGAGATTTCTTAGTAGAAGCTATGTCTACAAGTTCCCAGAACCTAGCACCATCTAAGTAGCAAGCACCTTTAGCGACCGCGTTATGCCACTGTTCCGAGATTCCTAATCTTCTCATAGCAGTTTCGATCATATAGTCTCGCTCTTTTACTGGTAGCCCATTCAATGATTCATTGAAGTTTCTTTTAAGAAACTTTTCACTGATATTCACTGATAATGACTGTTTCCCCATAAATTCCTCCTTTTTAGCACCTAAAATGTAAACCGTCTTGTTTTCCACATTCGGCTTTAGTTAGTATTTTTTGGTTTTCCACAACGCGTTTGCGTAAACCTTTTTGTCTTTTACGAATAAAAGACTCCGACCTCATAAGAGGTATCACGGAGTCTGAATTATGCGTTCTAACTGTCTATCATTGTAGCACAGGTTCTTAAATAAGTCAAGAAACCGGCCATTTCTGACCGGTTCTAGTGTTTTTGTAGTCTTTACATATTATACCATATTATGCAGTTCTTTGCCACATATAGACTGTGAGATATGGCGGCATATTGTTGTGAGCCTGACTTCCACCAGTAGATGCTGTTGAGTTAGGAGCATAGTTAGAAGTTGCACCCGGATCACATACCCAGTTACCACCACCTCCGAAACTACCGAGAACGTATGGGTTACCGTGTCTATGGGCTGGCATTTCGTCTACAGTAAGTTTGTGTGTAGCCTCACCGCCTGTGCTTCCAGCGGTGTAAGTATCACCAGCAGAGAGTAGGAACGTATCCTTTATCTGCGACCAAGTTCCACCAAACAGGTTGCCTGGGTTTGTAGAACTCACCGACATATAGATAGAGCCAATCGGGTAGATAGCATCTACAAGGTTGCTGATAGCGTTCCAAACTGCGCTCTGGCCTGTTTCTTGTGTCTTTACAAACTCGTATACTCTATTCGTGCTGACATTCGTTACGCTTGTTGAGCCGACTACGCAGCCTAGCACCGAGTCTGAGTTGACTTTAATCTGTACTGCCGAGCCTGTGTGTGCCGTGTCGAACTGAACTCTAATTTTGTCTCCCACGACCGGAGCGGTCGTGCGAATCGGAGAAACTGTAGTTATGACATAGTAGCCGTTTACAGAGTCCCAGACGGCCTGAAGTGTTGTATCTGTATAATACACGTTTGTTAAGTCTTCGTAGTCTGTGGTTCCGGTCGTACCGTCTTTTACAGTCGCGGTGGTTGTACCGTTCTTATCCGTGATAGTAATAGTAGCAGTATCACCGCTCTTTGTTACGGTAGCGATAGGGCTGAAGCCGTCTGTACCATCTGTACCATCTGTACCATTCTGGCCTGGATCGCCTTTAGGAAGTGTCAGGTTGAGAGTTTGGTTTGGTGGAGTCCCTGTGATAGTAGCAGCAGCAGTTGCTCCAGACTGTACCGTTCCGATAGAGAGGCTGTTTGCCGGGCCTGTGTCTCCTTTTTCACCCTTAAACCAAGTCTGGTATGTTAAGTCTAGAATCGCTGGCAAGTTGCCACTTTCTGCGGTTGTGGTGATATTGTTTACGCCTTCGTATAGTGTGGCAGCGTTAAGAGCCTCTAACTGCCCGATAAGTGTTGTATTTGTGATTTGTGTGTCGGTCGCTGCGGTGAGTGGCGCATAGACAGAAACATTGTGGCTACCGAGCCAGGTCTTAAAGCCTGATAAGTCTGTAGCGGTTCCGTCATAATCGAAGTTAAGCGCAGTTGCACCACAAAACATTTTCCCGATAGTCAGCGAACCCCAATCCGCTACTGGCATAAAATGGTCTGAAATAATTGTTATCCCCCATTGTGGTAAATCCATACCTGGAAACTGTGTCTTTGGAAGATAATATACAGGAGCGTTGCTTGTCCAACCCGTTTCCGTTCCGTCTAGAACCTTTTTGCCAATAGTTTTGTGTATATACCAATCTTCTCCACTCTTGTAGATATAGTCTTGGTAAGTGCCAATCTTGCAGAGTTCGATAGAACCTAAATCTACCGTGTAACTTTGGCTTTGACTTCCACCGTCAGAAATAGTGATTGTTTGCTCGCCTGTCACGGTCTTGACTTCTTGCGGATAACCAGGGTTAGGGCTTGCAGTTCCTCCAACATAAGGCTCGTACGAAGTTTTTTGGCCGACTTCAAGTTGAATTTTTGAAAAGATCGTGTAGCTGCCAGTTTCTCCTCCAGCGTTTGACTTGTTTACATAGAGATATAATACGAAAAATGTAGCCGTCCCTGGGAAAGAATTTGGAAGTGTTACAGTCCCGGACATATTGCCATCTGCATCTGGGTTGTTAATCGTTATATATGATTGAGTTGTAGTATTGTCCCATAGAATAACACGACCTCCAGTAGCACCAGCATAAGACTTAGCGTTAAGCGAAATGGTTACGGTTTTGCCTAGTAACGCTCCTGAGTTTGGTATTTCTATGCCAATAAGCGCATTATGCTGACTTGCGCTAAGTTGTTCTACCTTTGCCGTATCGTTGGCTATTTCGTATGTGCTGTAGGAAGAAGTAGTAACAGTACCGTTCACGTCAAACAAGTTTTTCCCGGTAAGTGTAGTCTGTGATGTATCGCCTAATACTTTATTTAGACTTATCATTTCGTCGCCATCTTCGATTTCGATTTCAGAGCCGGAAACAGTAGCCTGTGCTACCGGTGGCGCTGCTGGCTCGCCTTGAGGGCCTTGTTCCCCCTGTGGACCTTGTGGGCCTTCAAACTGAGAGCCTTCGCCGTCAGCCGGGAACTGTGTGCCAGACCAGACATAAAGTTTACCATCAGCCTGGACGAAGTATGCTTTACCTGCGTCGTCTGGACCGAGGTCGTTTGGAAGATCCGCGTAAGTGTTTACTGAGCCAGTAATGACAAGGCCTGCACCTGCGTCGCCTTTGTCGCCTTTGTCACCCTTTGGAATGCCAAAGTTAAATACCCCAGCCTGTGAAGTTCCGGAGTTTGTAACAGTAGCAGATGAGCCTGCCGGAAGTGTGGTAGTAGTACCAACGGCGATGGTTGCGGACTGACCTGCTGGGCCAGTTGCACCTGCTGGGCCAGTTGCACCGGTTTCCCCCTGTGGACCTTGTGGCCCAGGCTCGCCTTGTGGTCCTTGTGGGCCTTGAGGACCGGTATCACCTTTAGCACCGGTCTGGCCTCTAAGACCACCGGCGTTCTTAACGATGATATGCTTGTGTTCTTGAGATACTTTAACGAAATTCTGTGTCATAGTTATACCCTCAATGTAGCAACGTCCATAATTGTGAAGTCGCCGGTTACTAATGTTGATTCTGTGCTTGGATCTTCGGCCGTAACGATTTTAAGGTCATAGAAGTAGTCGCCGAATGGAATGTTGGTCTGCGCTGCTGTTAAGACAAGTTGGAGTGAGCCATCTTCGTCCGGTTCTACATCTGTGCCGTATTCCCAGTTAGCCTTGATAAGAGCGTCGCTATCGTCTGGATCAGAATCAGGAGCGGTCTTAACTGTGAAATAAATCGTGTCGCCAACGTTGAACTGATAGTCGCACACGTCTAGAATAATCGTGCAAGTGTTTTTGCGATAGAACTTAAGTGGGTTAGCCATAGGTTTTACTCCTCCTCGGTTTTATCTTCTTCTAAGCCTAAGCCCTCGACGAATTTATCTGCTTTCTCGTCAATTTTCTTGTGTGTCTCTGTTGAAACGTCTGATTTTTCAGCAAGCATTTTTTCTGTAATTCTCATAGCACCTTTAGCCGAAGCCATAATGTCTACGAGCTGGTCTTTTTCTTTTTCTGATAGGTCTTCGGAAGCGAGAAGACGATAGCCATTCTCTTGGACTTCGCCAAGATTTTCAGCTAATTCTTTAATGCCGTGAACGCACTCAAGTTTCTTAGCTTCTTTACCGTCTTTTTTGCCTTCCCCCTTTAAGATTTCGATTTCCACGATAGTGTCCTATCGCATCGCCAATTAGTTATATTATAACACAAAAGAAAAGAGCCGACCACATAAGCCGGCTCAGGCGGTGGGTTATAATTCAGTTACTTTGTCTACAGTTACGACCGTTTTCACGGCTCTAATAAACTCCTGGAGACGCTCCGGAGTTCCTCTAAACCTTGCATACTTTGTTTCGTAAGTATAATCTGCTTCCACGAACTTCTCGACGATTTCGTCTACACCTGCTTCATCGAATGGTTCTTTGAAGTAGATCCTAGCCTGAACCTTAATCATAGAAACTACCCCCTTTCGACTTCTACATAATGTCCTGTGCGCCCAGCCTCTACGGCCAGTTGGTTTATAGTTCTGTCGTCGCAGTCTCCGTAGATATAAGCGTGCTTATCTAAAACAGTCAGGTTTACACCGGCCCACTCTACCTGTCGCCAAAGCCTGTTCGCTATACCCTCCGGAAGCTCTCCGTAAATCGTAATAATGAAATTCATAGCCACCACCTCCTAAAGTGCAACCCACCACCAGATACCACTACACTAAAGTTTGCCTTCTTTTTCTAGTCTTTCGACTTCCTTGTGAACCCAGGAATTGAGGTTAAGGTCATTAGTGTAGTGGTCGTAATTCTCATAGAAGCGTTCTCTGGCCGCTCCGTCTAGCTTTTCGCCAGCGTCTATGCTGGAGATTGCCTGTTGCAAATAGTTTTTGGTATTGTCTATATCTACTTGCGCTACCTGAACTGATAGGTCGTCTATTTTACTGTTAAGAGGCTTGAGTTCCTCTTTCATCATTTTCCCGAAGCGCTTAGACATAAACCCAGCAATAGTACCGCCAGCAGTAAATATACCAGCAATAAAGATAAGTACATTTGAAATATCTCCTAGAGTTATAGATTCCATAATAAACCCCCCTGTCTAACCACCCCTCGCTCTGAGTGGTTAGACTTGGCTTTTTCGCTACCTGTTTGTTTTATGGATAGAAGATCCTCGATTGTTGAGAGTATTTTACAAGTTCCAGAAATAAACAAGTGTGCGAGCGAGCATTCCTTAAAGTTTGGCTTAGATACGGACATTTTACTTCTTCTTCTTGAATAACTTAAACACGGTTAGTATAGCGATCCCACCCTCAAGCAGTACCTTAGACATATATTCAGCCCAAATAGCACCGTCTGTAGCTTGAATGGTGTTTACAATGTCAGGAATTAGCAGGGAAGCCACAAGTAAAGCGTCGCCGACTAGATAAGCGATAAACTTGACATTCTTAGGGAAGTCGAAGCCCTCGCCTGCGTCTTCGATAAGGCTCATAACTTGCTGTTGGTCTTGATATTGTTTTGCAGGTTCTGGTGATGACATATTATCCTCCTTTGGTTCATCTTCTTTTGGTTCGTCCTCGATAGGCTCTGTAGGCTCATCAGACGGCTCAGAAGGCTCGTCTGGCACCGGAATAGGTTCTGGTTCCGGTTCCGGCTTTTCAGGCTCAGGTTGAGGCTCTGGTTCGGCTACCTGGTCTTCTACCCATTCGATAACTCGAGAATCAAGAACTGTTTCGCTCCAGCCGGTAAAGCCTCCGACACGGTAAACCTGGCCGATATAGTCTAGCGCCCAGTTAAGTTCGCCATCGAAGCGTTGGAAGGTTGGTTGGTGGGTATAAGGGCTTGAATAGATAGTAATTCCGTTTCCTTGTCTGAAGCCCATCACGACGTGGCCGTATTCGCCACCTTCGTACCATAGCGGTACCCAGACATATTCCGGAATGTTTCTGTCCCAGTGCTTAGTAGGGCAGGACTGCCAAGCAGTTTTAGCTGAATAAGAACTCCCGGCTGCTCCGTATGAGCCAGCGACTACAGCGAGACACCAGCCATACCAGTCCGTTAGTATTTGTCTTCCGACCCATATATAGAGAGGGTTGTTTGGATCATTGTCTAGATTTGGAGATAGAACTTGTCGAAAAGCCATTATTTGCACCCCCTACGGCCTTTGCGTCCTCCCCCTAAGAAAAAGTGGCGTGTTAAAGACATTTGCTGTCCTCGCACATCGCCAATTATTTATATTATACCACATTTGGTGGTATAATGTTGGTAAGTAAACAAGGGACTTGGAATATGGAAACCGGACAAGCACTAACGATACTGTTCTTAATAGGTATCGGAGTTTTAATTTACAAAGTTTGCGACTTGAGCGCAGAAAAGAATAAATTGCAGAAGCAACTAACAGACGCAACCAAAAACTTCAAGGATGGCGCAGAAGAAATCAAGGGTATCGTTGATAAGTCAGACGACGCAGTAGAGGCTATGATGTATCGTTTAATAGATACTGCTAAGACTTCAGTTGCGATATACAAACACACTGCAAAACTATTGCCACCGGCCGAACGCAAAAAAATGGCTAGAAAAATTGCTAGAGATTATGTTAGTTCAGCCACTCAGCATAAACTGCCAGAGTTGGTCCAAGACACGAATGAGAAGAAACTTACTTATTATAGTCTCTTATTCCCAGAAGCCGCAGACGCTCTGTTAAACAGCGGTCTAGACGCTGATATAGATAAAGACGAAATTGTAGATATAATAACCGAAACTATACTAAAATCTAAATAACAGAAAAGCCCTCGAACTGAGGGCTTTTCTTTATGCTCCGTAGAGTTGGTTATATGTTCCTGTGTTTGTTTGGAGCAAGCTTCGGAGCGTTGCGATTTTATTCATCGCTGTCTGGTTATCGTCTGTGATCTTCGGTACTAGGCTTAATGCTCTTTGGACTTCGCCTTCTGTGTTAAGGGAGTCTGTCTTGCCGATAGCAGCACCGATTTGGTTGATGAGACCTTGTGCGAGCTGGTTATAGGTATTTACATCTGAGTTAAGTCCTAAGCCACCGAGGAAGTTTGCGATATTTCCGCCGATGATACCCTGACCGCCACCGGCCTTCTGATAGAGGCTTTCAAGTTGGTCTAGGGCTGTTCCTGCGGACTGAAGCTTTGCGATTTGGTTCTTTTCTGCGGTAGAGAGGTTAGAAGTTCCGCCTGCAGATTGTCCGTACATCTCGTTTTGCATCTCATAGACGTTGTAAGCGTTCTTATACAGTGTTGCGAGTTGGTTATAAGCCGAGAAATCGCCTGCTGCGAGTGCTTGTCCCATAGCGTTCTGGATATCTGCGAGTTGTGCTTCAATTTGGCTAGTTTGTCTCTGCACCGGATACATAGGCTCAGTAGTTGGTGTTGCGGTTATATTTGCGAACATATCTTCGAGATTCTGGTAGTCTTCAGCCTTGCGTGCGTTCTGAACTTTTTCGCCAGCAATAGCCTGACCTTGTGTACGACCGATAATGTTTCCGAGTAGGGCTTGCGTATTGACATCCATCGGGGTTGCGTTAGCGCCAGACACGCTTCCAATAGCCGAGCCAGCGGTTGTGAGAGCATTCCCGGCGTTTCGTGCAACTTTACCGACAAGTTTTCCAACCGGTCTAGTAGCTACAGAGAGCAATTCTCCAGCACCTGAGTCTTGAGCTGTTCTAGTGATCGGGTTAAGGTTTGTCTTGCTGCCAGAGATAGCATTTCTTCTAAGTTCGTTAGAACTCATCTCATAATCCATCTGTCTTGCGTCTTCATATTTAGCGGTCTTACTGATGAACTCGCCAATATTTTTAGCTTCCATCATATCCGAAATAGCTGCATCTGTTGCGCCGAGATTCTTTAGACGTTCTGATAACTGTTTCTTAGTGTAGTTATCGCCGAAACCATCCACCGACTTAGTGGCGAGGTCTCTAAGCTCATATTTGACATCCATAAGAGCATCAGCGAGAGCGCCTGCATCTGTTGCAAGGTCTCCACCGTTGACAGAGGTTGCTTTTTTAAGGTATTTGTTAGCGACCTTGTTAACTTGGCGAGACGCTTTCAAGAGGTCTGAAGCGTTGTATTTGCCCGGGAAATCGCCGTTTTCAATCGTACTAAAGACTTGCTTAATCTGATCGTCGTAAACTTTCTGGTAGGAAGGCGTAACAATTGCATTTTCTGAAGATGGTCTAGCGATTCTATCTACAAGGTCGTTATCTACGATAGTAGCACCACTATTCTTTACAATATCATCCACGAACTTGTTTGTGGTGGTCGATATTTTAGCAGCTTCTTTGTAGTTTTCAGGCGTATAGCCGAGTTTACGAAGTTTATCCACAGAACCATTCTTTGTGATTTGAGCGGCGGTCTTAGAGTATAGCGAGTTGTAAAGGTCTGCGTTCTCGATACGTTCGCCGGTTTTAGACAAGCTATCGCCGAGTTTCTGAATTGCGTTCTTTTTCTCAATCTTTAACTCGTTGCCTTGATAGTCAAGAGGTTTTGTATAATCAGGTATTCCGAGTTCTTCTGCTTTACTCTTGGTTGGAGTTTCGACAGCCTGAGACGTTGCAACCTTGCGGTTTCCGACTTTACCGATGATATTTCTACCAGCGTCCATAAGTCCAGCCTGTGTACCACCTGCAACTGCACCGGTTAAACCGCCTTGAAGTGCAGCCTGTGCTACATCGCCACCACCAAGAGCGGCCGAGGTACCTGCACCGGTTGCTCCACCGACTGCGCCAGAGAGAGCGCCACGTCCAATAGTAGAGGTTGCGAGTTTATTGTTAAGAAGTTTCGAGCTAATATTTCCAGTAGCGTTTCCGATTTTCTTGTTTAAGCCACCTGTTGCAAGGCCAGCAGCAGCGCCAGAGAGAGCGCGGTTTACTGCTGAATCGAGACGAGCATCTGAGCCTTGCTGTGCGAATTCGTCTGCTACACCTCCTAAAGCACCGGCTGCGGTATTAGCGATAGTTCCACCGAGGACTTTACCTGCAGCAGTTCCTGCACCGGCTACGCCTGGGGCTACCATTGTAGCAAGGTTAGTTGCAGCGTTAAGAGCATTACCAGCGGCCTTAGCAGCAGCGTCTTTGTCATCTTTCGCACCATAATAAGTGCGTTTGAAGGCTTTTGTGTTCTCGCCTGTTCCTGCTTTGCCTTCGATAAGGTCTTTAACGCTTGCGCCAGCAGTTCCGAATAAACCACCGAGAGAATATCCAATATCCCCGATACCTTTACCAATCCCACCGATTATACTACCGAGGAAACCACCAAGACCACCGCTGTACTTATCGTCAAGTTCCGCCTTTTGAGCGGCGTAGTTTCTTTGCATTTGTGCTTGTCGCTGTGCTGCTTGGTACTGCGCAGCTTTTCGTCTTTCTTGCTCTAGAGCGTCATTGAATCCTGCCATTTGTCCTCCTATGCTACCCTCAAGCCGAGAATGTTAAGCGCTCTTTGGGTTTGTTGATTTACCACATTATTCGGCATTGGTGCGTAACCGTTTACTAGCTGCTTATTGCCAATAGTACCAAGAACAAGCGCAGCGTTTGCGTCGCCGTTTTTAGCCATTTGATACAAGTAATCTCTTGCTCTCTGGTTAAAGTCTCCGCCGTATTGGTTGATGAATGTTCCGAACTTAACAGCACCACCGTTTTGCGAGTCGCGGAATTGATAGTTATTACCGCTACCAGCGTTATAGTATCTATCCTGTTCTTGAGTTGATCCTATGCCATAATTATTAGCAGCCGCATATTGTGCTGCGATAGCGCGTCTCTGGAGCTCTGCTTGGCGTTCTTTTTCGAGTTCGTCGTAGTACCTTGCGAGGCCCTGACGGGAGATTTCGTCGTTGAGGCTTGCAAGCTGAGTTTCAAGCGATAGTCTGTTCGAGTTAGCCTGAGACTGTGCGTTCTCAAGGGCTTGGCTCTGGTTCGTGTTGAGTTGTGTCTGGGCTGGAACAAAGGTCTGCTCGTAGTATTTCTTGTTAGCGATATTTGCTCGGCCACCAAAAGAGCCACCAGAACCGGCCGCTTGCATAGAAGCGTTAGAAGCCGCCTGATTTCGCTGATTGTTTAAGAGGTTCTGTTGGTTTGCGTAGTTTTCGTTTATCTGTTTCTGCGTAGTAGCAAGATTGCCCTCGATTGCGTTGATTTGGTTCTGCAACGCATTTCGGGAGTTGTCGTAAGCCTTACTTACCTCCGCAGTATATTCTTCAATAGATTTCGCCACGGTATTCCTACCGCATCGCCATTACTTATATTATAACACATTTCTGTTATTGCTTGGCTGCAACTAGAAGATGAACTTTCGCTTTCGTATGGTTTGTAGGTATAGTAACTGTTGCGTTAGTAGGGTTAATATACACAATCTGTAAAGTGTAGTGCGTACTGTCTGACCTGTAAACTTCGAATGCAACGTGGTAGTTTTGCTTCCAGACGTATGGATCGCCACCGACTAGAGTATAACTTCCGGCTATTTCTGGGTTAGTTATAAAAACATTCTCGAAATATACACCCTCATCTACCGTAGCTGATACAGTGAACTCTCTTGTATTCTGGGCTTCAAGGTTGAACTCCGCTACAGGTAGCGTCAATTCCAGCATTTTAACCTCTTTTTGCGAGTCGTAGTCTGTGTTAAGTATAAATCTGTCTAGTAGCATTTTAAGCCTCGTTAGTATAAATGTGATAATAGATTTTACCGTCTGTAGCATAAGTCATACCTATCGTTAAGTTATTCTCATCTATAACATAGTTCGGAAGATTGCGCGTGTAGTCTACATAAGAAGATTGCGGCCCTATCGCTGGTACTAATTCTCCACGACCGTCCACCGCATATTGACCGCCGCACCAGATTTTGCACTGTGGTACATATCCTAGATCGTGTGGAATTATATGCTCTTGGTTGTCTGATTCTATGTAACCAGCCTTAAAAATACCGAGGTATGTGTAGTCGGTATCGAAGTTAAAGGCGGTTTCATCAGATAGAGGTTGCAAGTCTCCGTTGTATTCCGGCGGAGCGTACGCATAAATCTTTACATAAACCGTGCTAGCGTGGTCTGTACCGTTGAATTGTCTGATATAGATATTTGTATCGTCTGCGAAACACCAGACATACACCATATCTACCGAAGCCGAGTTGGTTATATCGTGTGTTACATCGAAGTTCTGATTTGGAGACCATTGTCCTACAAGAAGTGGTATAAACGATAAACCGTGGGGGACGATCACCGTATTTGTTCCGGTCGAAGGGACAGCAACACTCTGCTCTGTCTTATAGATAAAATACGGCATAGGGTAGTCAGAGGAGAACTGGAAGTTTCGTGGCTCTTGCTCCATTAGTTGACCTCCCTTAATACATCAAACCCAGGCTTCGTAACCCATATACCAGGTCTACCATCTTTTGGCGCTTGGCCTATAAGAATACGAGCAGTTCCGGTCGAATCATAAAACACTTCGCCGTAGCGACCATTAGGAAGCCTACCTGAGAGCATAGCATTTTTACCACCGCCAGCGATGATCGTCTTTGAGTTCGCCTCTGCGTCTAGTTGGCGGAAGTTATCGTTTGTTTGTCTGATAACCGACTGCAAGCTCGCTTTAGAGCTTAGAGGGCTAAATCTATTAGGCATATACCTCCTTTACCTTATTCTTTGCGTCTGAACCGTCAGAGTGTGGCTTCTAAAGACCACCGGCTCGAATGCTGCGATATGCTGATAGCGAAGTTGACAGCGATAAAATTCGCCGTTTACCTGTGGAATAGTCGAGAGAATAGTTGGCATAGTAGGGATACCGTAGTTGCTCGGTTCGTCCCAAACATAATTGTCTGCATATACATTCAAGTTCTGAAGGTCAACCGAGAAGGCGTACTGAACGTTATCTGAGAAGTCCAGAGCATAACCACAGGCCACAGAGTAAGGGTTATTTGTGGTTGCGAACTCCGGTCGCCATTTAGGTATTCGCTTAAGTTGGCTAGTTGTTCCGAAGTGTTCGTAAGCGGTCTCAAGGTTAAATGCGATAGCCTGTCCCATATCAGAGTAGTTGTTGTCTTCTGCTTCGTTAACCATAATCAGACCGATACGAGAGTGGCCGCATAGGAAGCGGTTTGAGGCGTTCTGACGTGCTGAAGTAGCCGAGACATAAGTATTAGAATCGAAACTTTCCCACTTTCTAAGGTTGATGTTAAAGACTAAACAATGGTCGTTTACTCCACCGGCTTGGCTTGTGTAGTACACATAGAGACGGTTGTTATAGAGGTCAAGCACGATATTCTCTTTGTTTGGAATTGCGTCATAAACGTTCTGGATGGTTTCTTGCGTCAAGCTGTCTTCGTCCATACCGTTGAAGCGGTAAATTCCGGTATCATTAGCGAAGTATGCGTAGTTAAGGTCGCATACTACTGATTCTTGGCTGAATGTTCCGTTCTGTGCGGTACATTGGCTCTGAGACCATTGGTCTGCGGTCTGAGCGTACATTTGGTACTTATTGCGTCTAGTTAAGAAGTAGTAAACGCCACCGAGGTTAAACATAGCGGTTACAGGATCGCCGGTCTGAATAGCAGGGAAGTTCTGTCTAAAGTCTCGGTTAAATGCGTCATAACTGTTGATAGGTTCTGCAGCATTGTCGACGGTCTTCACAGTAAAGTTCGTACCCGAGATGGCCGTGATAGTACCAACTGTTGAGCCGTGATACATCAGGTCGCCAACTTCAGCATTTGCTGGAGCTTTAGAGGTAAGGGCTGTCATTGTGGACTGAGCCACAGTTGTAGTCTGGTCGATGGTAGTAGGAAGTGCAACTGTAGTAGAAAAGATAACCGCCTTAGCGTATGCGTAGCCATAAGGGTAAGTCCAGACGGCCTGTGTATCCGTGTCAGCGTCGAGATAGATGATATTGTCGCTCATTCCGGCCATAATATCTCTAGTCTTGATTTCGAGGTCAACGCCGGTCTCAAGGTCGGTAGTCGTGATAGCAGTATCAGACCAGGAATTTTCAGGATCTATGAGGCGTGGGCCTTCAAGTCCGTCCACATAGCGAATTTTATTTAGTGCTTGGTTAAAGCGTACATTTTTAGTACCAACCGGAAGGTCTCTAACCTTCGTAACATTTCCGAGGCTATCTGCTCGGTATAGTTTCGAGTTCTGCACGAAAAAGACCATCTTCGTACCATCTATGTTGGCTTCGAAGATATTCTCCACAGCACCCTCGGTACAGGTCTTAACCGTACATCCGAGAACGCCGGAGACGGTCTGCACTAAGTAGTTTGAGACATTGTTATTCTGCGTGCTTATTCTTATCTGAATTGTGTCGCTTGTATAGAGGTTAGGCGTATTCATAAAGATAGCCTCAAGCGTCTGGTATGAGGTAGTGATGGTTGCTGGATCTATAAATGTTTCTGCTATCTTCTCGTCTCCAGACCAGATAGACAGACACGGAACTGCGTAAGGTACAGTTTCGCCGGCTGGCTTCTTAATCTTGATTAGAACAGAGAAAGCAACCGTGTTCGAGCTTGGCTGGAACTCATAGGCCTGAACCTCCGGTAGCGGAGTGTCCGTAGAAGCGCTTGAGAGGTTCGTAGAGAGGTTTGTGTAGCCAACAGGGTTAAATAGTCGTTTATAACCTTTGCGCGTCTTATACTCGCCGATACGGTCGAAACGAGCGTCCTGTGCTAAACGAAGCTCGGAATTCTTCATCGTGTCATTTGGTCTATAAGTCGAGATACCGTCTGCGAAGTTTGTCGTAGATGGGGAAGATTTGCCAGTCGATACATTAGGAATTGTCTTAATTTTTGTAAATCTGGACTGTACCATAGCGTTATACCTCGTTAATTCTTATATCGACCGGTGGAAGCGCTCTATTCTCGCCTTCAAGTTGTCTTGGGCCGTATCTCATAGCCATATTAGTTATAAGTTCGGCTTTTTGGTTGTCATAGATTTGTGCGAAGTCGTAGTTGCCACGGCGGCGTTCTGCTCTTGCAAGCGCACCGAGGATAAGAATTTCAGAGTATTCTTCAGGGATAAGTGGTCTATCTGTTGGGTTGCTTAATTTAACCGGCTTAGCCAGATAGTAGAGTTTCATTGTGTAGTAGTTCTTTGGATCGTTATCGTCGATAGTCTTGCAGTCTACCTCTGGAAGATGGAAGTGTACTGTGTTTCCGATTACAGTATACTCATACACTCTCATTCCGTGCCATTCTGCGTAGTATTCCCTCGGAGCAACATATTTAAGAGGCCACTTCATATTGTCTTTTTCAACTACCAAGCGAATCATACTCTGGAAGTCTTTAGGGACTTCGAGTTCGCCTGAATCTATAGTTTCATATTTGTATGTTTTTTCGAAAAAGCTATACGGAACCTCGCCGAATGTCTCGAGGTAAGTTTGGTTGAGATAGCGAATTATACGGTTGTCGTCATACGACTCATCTTGGAGTTCGTCTTTTACGTCCTCTACAAGCGTCGATAAGTTATAATTAGCGTCCATTTATTACCAGACGCATCGCCATTACCTATATTATAACACAAAAAAGGCCCTCAGGTTAGAGCCGAGAGCCTTAATTGTTTCTAGGTGGTTAGATTAGCCCGAAATTGTGCTTGAAGTGATAGAAGCAACAGCTTTCTTCTTGCCGTTAAGAACGAATGAATCGTAGATAAAGCGGCCAGTGAGGACTGAACCATCGACTAATTCAGAATCAGTGATGATGCGAGTCTTCATAATCTGCTTAGCACCGAGAAGAGCATCTTTGTGCCAGAGAACACACTTAGTGTTTGCTGGGAAGTAGCTCTGTGGGGTAACGATGATGTTAACACCATCGAGTTCGCCTACGAAGCCACGTGGGAGAAGCTTGTCGTTGTAAGCGTTTGCGTTGACTGTTGAGACGATTTTGCTCTTGATAGCAACATACATCTGTGGGGTTACGAATGCGAAACGGTTGCTGACTGGAGCTTTAGCTTCGTCGAGGTATGCGTTTGCTTTCATAAAGTCTTCATAGACGTTATCGCCTGCAGAAACAGCCTGTGAAACTGCAGTTGCACCAGCAGCACCAGCTGCGATACGGTTAGCGTCGATTTCTGGGATAACTTGTTCGTCCATTTCAGCACGGAGAACTTCGCCTGCTTTCTTAGCGAGAGCCTGCTGTTCGTAGTTACCACGGTCGATTGTTAATTTGAAACATTTGTCGTTGTTAAGTGTGTATGGGGTTACAACGTCTTGAATTTCGTTGTTACCACCGAAACGGTCGCCGGTAGATGAACGGTTGTAGTTAGAAGTTGCAACAGTTGTTACTGTGTAAACGTTAATGGTCTTAACGCCGTCGAAGTCATAGTTCTGGTTGACTGCACGATCAGTATAAGAACCCTTAGCGAAAAGTTGGTCTAATTTGCTTGCATATTTGGAAGCGAGATTGACTGACATAAAAGTCCTTTCCTTATAGAGTTATTAGTTGTCTTAATGGTTAAACAGCTAAAGTCCGAGTCCACTTAAGAATGGGTCGTCTTCTGCTGGTTTGTCGAACTGCGTAGAATCGGTAGAACCTTGTTTGGTTGATTTTGCAGCTTGACGTGCAGACATCTCTTTACGAACCTCTGAGCGAAGTTCTTCTGTAAGGTTTTGCTTCTTATCTTCTAGTTCCGTGTTGACGTTTCCGCCTACAAAGTTATACACGTCGTCTAGAGATACAAGGCCATTTGCATATAGATAACCTCTGATAATAGGGTTTCCATTTGCGTCTAGCACATTCTGGCCGTTATTCTGGATAGGTTGCGAGAACCATTCCATCATCTTTTGCTCGGTTTCTGGAGTAAGCTTTTTCTCTTGCTTCCATTTCTCTACATCCATCTGGGTTTTCAATGCTCTGACTTCAGATAAAGCCTGCATATCTGGCGTACTCTGTGCTGGCTGAGCGTTTGCTAACTCACGTTCGAGCTTAGCCTTTTCTTGTGATTTCTGGCCGTAAGCCTTTTCGACATTTTGGTACATTTCAGCGACTTTACGGAGTGCGTCCGGGTCGTTTTTATCTACACCTTTTTTCGCCAAGAACTCGTCCACCGCATCGCCAGTTTGTGTTTCTTCTTGTTTTTCAGTCGAAACCTCTGACTCTGCACTAGCTTGTTCTTCGCTAGTCGTTTGTTCTTCTTTGGTTACCTCGACTGCTGGGCTGTCTGTATTCTCACTTTGCTCGTCATCTTGTACTTGGATGTCCGAGGGTTCGAATAAGTCTTCCTCATTTACAGTTTGTTCGTCCATAGAACTCTCCTTATTGTTAATATCTGCTGCGGAACCTCTCGATTCCGCCAGCCCAGCTTATCTCACATTTGGCGATGCGTGTGGGCCTTCCCACATTTAAGTTATAGATAATTTTAACTTCGATAAGCTGGCTTGGCGGTTGCTATTAGAGTTCTCCCACTCGGACTACTTCTGCTCTCCTTTCTTATGTTCTTTGACTTCGGCCTCGATACTGTCGATAAAGTCTGTGATACTTTTGATACCGGCCGCGCGGTTTACAGCCCCGACAATTTGCTCGTTCGGACATTGCAGCTTGAGGTATGCACCCTGAGCGATGTCTAACTCGCCGGAGTGCATATCGTTTAGAAGCTTGCGGAATAACTCACCTTCCTCAGATTCGAAGAAGAAACTATACATCCTTCTCTTGTCTTCGTATGAAAGTTCGTTATGCTCCATAAGCCTCCTCTAAGCTTGGTTGGCCTTCTGGTAAGGTTGTTTCAGGAATAGTAAAGTCTGTTTTAACTTCCTCTTGAACCGGAGCGGTCTGCTGTGCTGGGCTGATAATCTCTTTAAGTTCTTCGTGGTTAATGTCAGGAAGAGCCTTTGGTAAGATATACTCTTTAATCTTCTCGAGGTTGTTAGTTGGATCAGCAATAAGCATTTGGTAAGCGTTCATATATGCCTCACGCTTTTCTGCGTCTTCAAGTTTCTTCATCACGTCGAGCTTAACCATAGGGCTGTACTCTCCGAGGAAGCGTTCCATATCGACTTGTTCGAATGATACGCCTGCGTCTGTGATATTTCTGATATATAGGTCTTTTCCGCCGTAAAGTTGGAGAAGTTTGAAGACGATATTTGCCTCTTGGAAGAAGAAACCGTTTGCGAGGTTCTGTGCTATATCTTCAATTCTAAGGTCTGCTTGGCCGAGCATAGCCTTAATCTCGGTAGCAGTTGTACTATCTGTAGCGGTAACACCTTTAGAGATTTGAGAAACAGACGATACTTCACGAATTTCGTCTTTAATATTCATTCTCTCGGTAAAAAGTGCTGTAGGAATTGCTGGAGGGTTATTCCAGGTCATAGCACCAGCAGGAAGTGGGTAAACTTTACCCGGAGCCTGTCCGAGTTGGTCGATATAGGTTGCGTACTTTGGATCAATGGTCTTTTCAGGGTAAACAGCGATAAGTTCTGCTTCTACCTGAATTTCTGTCATAGTGTTAAGAAGTTCCTGCTGGTCTGCGATAATATCGACATCGCCTGTGCCATAAGGTAGGGAAATATCTTTATATTCGCAGTCGTGTGCGAACGGAAGAAGACCAGCTGATAATGGGTCGAACTCCTCTGGGAATTCGCCAATATCTTCGCCGGTAAGTTCATAGGTTTCAATTCGTTTAAGTTCCCACTCTTTCTTGCGAATTTCGAACTTTGACTTCTCCATCGCATAGTGTGGGTTCTCTTTTTCTTCGATAATAGCGCTTCGGTTAGCGATAACCACGACTTCTTTTCTAGTCCAGATTTCAATAAGTTCTACTGTGTCTTTGTCGTGCTTAGCGATAGAACCGATAACTTCTTCTTTTTTAGCCTTATCGGTTTCGTTGTCGTCTGTAGATGAGCCGATTTTATCTAAGTTCTTGTAGCGTGGTACGTACTTTTCTTTCTCAAAGTCATAGGTTTTTTCAGCCTTAAGGTCTCCGAGATTTGCGAAGAACCTTCGGCCAACATAATGCCAGCTCTCTGGATCACGAGCATTTGGGTCTATAATCATATCACGAACAGGGACGATTTCTTTGTGGACGTATCCGCCGTTCTTGTCTTGTATCCAGGTATAATAAGCACAGAAGTTGCCGGTTATAAGCCCTTGACGGCCCATATCTTTGTTCTTGCCAACCCAGTTGTCTTTTCGTGCGAAGTCTTGGTAAACTTCGTTAAGAATACGAGTGTCTGCGTCTTGGTCTTTGTTATTTGGAATGTAGTTGACTTCTGGCGCACGGTTAAACAGAGCTGCAACCTTCGTGTTTACCATCGAGTTAGTCATAGGGACAAAAGCCTCGACCTTGCCAGGATGGGTTGTCTTTGTCTTGCGGTTATTATAAAGTTTCCAGTTACGCTCCCACCTCTGATGGTAGTTTTCTTTAGCGTAGTCCCAGGAATTGTTGAACCATTTAAGATATTTCTGGAGTTTTCCAGATTGCGATTTCTTAGTTGTATAATTTGCGTCTGCCAATGTTTTGCCAAACGCATCGCCAATTACTATCATTATAACACATTTCTTTTAATCTTGGTAATCGCTAAACTCTTTAGGTATAAAAGTTCTAAACTTAAAGCCACCTTCGGCTGTATTTGCACGGTTTTTAATGTCTTCTATCGACATACAAGCGTACTGAAACGCATCTGCACCGTGTGAGTTTTCATCGTGGCTTGGGGTTTGGCTCCAGATACCATTCTTGGTTGAATAGTCGTAGTGATAACCGGCTAAACGCTGTAAACCGAGTTCGCAACCCTTCTTGTCGAAGTAGAAGGTCGAGAACATACCACGCGCAAGGTCGATGCCTCTATAACCTTTGTTAGCCGGAAGTACCTTAAACCTGAACTCAGGGTGGAGTTTCTCAAGGTCTTCTCGAAGTGTGGTCGCTTCTATTTGGTCGATAGAGCTTGCACGGTTAGATCGTGCTTCTGCATCGTGCGGAAGGTATATCTCGCCATAACGGTAGTTAAGGTCTTTCAAGTCTAGGAAGTAGCTTGAAATTGTGCGTCCAAAGTCCTCTATATACTTGATAAAGTGTACTGAACCTTCGATAACCTGATAGAGCCAGATGGCCGTTGAATCAGACACCCCGAGGTCGAACGCTGCATATACTTCTTTGTCTGAACGGTACGGATAATCTCCGATACGCTCTTGGTTTCGAGCTTCAGAGAGTTGCTTGGTAAAGATACCACCTGCTCTCTCTGTTAGAGGTTCGCCGAGCCAAACGTGGCGGTACATTTCAGGATCAAGCACCTTGAACTGTTCTCGTTCTTCGATAACCTCTTTTGGTAGGTAGTCTTCAATATCCGTCGAGTTGATATGCTGGATAAAAGTGCGGCCATCGTCGAACGGAGTAGCGTCTGGAAGGTTTTCTGTGCCGATAAGAGCCTCTACAATACGCTTTCTATATGGATCGTGAACCGATAGACGGTTAGCCGAGAAAAGCAACATAGAGCCAGGCTTACGAATTGTAGGTATCAGCACGTCTAAGACTTCAGCAGATAGGCTCTGTGCCTCTTCAGCCCAGAATATGTCGACACCTTCAAGGGACTTCACTCTTTGTGCGTCGATAGCACCTTTACTCTCTGAAGTTCTAAGACCTTTGAAGATAATCTCTGAACCGTTGGCGTATTTCATCTTTTTGTCTTGAATAGTCCAGCCTGTGAGGCCGAGTTCTGTTATAGCGTCCGCTAAGGCTCGTTTTACAGAATCAGCGGTAGTATTCTCATATTCACGGCCAGCGCAGATAAGCGTCTTCTTCTGCATAGCGGTCAAGACTAGGGCTGTGGAAAAGTTCTTAGTCTTGCCACCTGCACGGCCACTTTCTTCGACAATATAGCGTCTATCTCGGTTTATGATATGTTTTACTGCTTCCTCATAAGCCTCAGGGAAGTTTACCTCTACTTCCATTAGTCCTCCTTGATTAGATTTTTAAGTATTCCTTCAAGAACATTCACTACGATACTGTTTCCAGCTTGTTTATAGAGTTGCGTGTTTGAGTTTACTTTCTCGGCTTTCTCGAAGTCTGAATCGTCAAAGCCCATAAGTCGCCAACATTCTTTCGGAGTGAGTTTTCTAATACGATAACTAGACTTATAGTATGGGTTAAACGCCGCCGTTATTGAGGTCGCCACTTTGTCGTCATAAACTCTATCTTGTCTGAACCATTGCGTGCCACCGTTGCTCTTTTTCTCTCCGATACCACCTATTACTTTAGGTTCTTCCACTACAACTCCCATACCGTCTGTCGCTTGTAGTGTTTGCGATACTCCGTGTCCTACTCTACCTCTACGAGTTGTACTGTTTGGGAATTGTAGATTGATACAGTCGCCATCAGTTGTGATGTCATATCCTTGCTTATTTGCGGTCTTGATAGCTACATAGTTATCCTTTTGAACGCTCGTGATAGTGTTTGTGAGTCCGTCTTTTCTCGGTTCTAGGTGTTGTTCTGTTGTGTTAGAGTCCATAACATTTCTCCCTCTGCTTGCGACGATTTTTGGTTCTGTATTTCCTCCACCGCAGGTGTGCATTGCAGGTGCTATGGTGTCTTCGTGGTATGCCCGACGGCTGATGTCGTGCATCTTGCCGATGGTTCCGCCGTTTATCGTGTCAAAGTTTGAGCCTGCCGTTAGGCTCGTTGCGTCCTTGATGTAGTATTTCTCATCTACGTTGTCTTCGAGCACGTCTTTGAGCCGTATCTTGAGTGGTTCCGGTTCCGGGAATTGGAAGTCGCCGGGGATGTCGTTTCTGATACTCATCGTAAAGACTCTCTCTCTCTGTTCTGTGGCACACCGTAGTCTTTTGCGTTCAGAACTTGATAGTAGTTAGTGTAGCCGAGATTTCGCATAGCCTCTTGGTATGCCTCGAAGTTGTGAATATGCTTCTTGGACAAGAGGTTTTTGACATTCTCCCATATCACATACTTTGGCTTCAATTTCTCTACGATTCGGAGTGTTTCATACATAAGGCTAGAGCGAGTGCCTGAATCTTTATCTCCACCAGCGCCTTTGCCAGCGACAGAGAAGTCCTGACAAGGCGAGCCGTGCATAATAAGGTCGACATCTATATCTTCGTTCCATTCTTTGATGTCTTGTGGCTCGAAGTTCGTTCCGTGTACTGCGTTGAATGATTTAACAGCGTATTTGTCGATTTCTACATAATCTACAACCGTATGATCTATGCCTAGCCTTTCTAGAGCCTTAGTGCAAGCTCCGATACCGCCGAATAATTCTAAAACTTTTAGTGCCATTTATTTAACCTCCTTAATATCTTTTCTGTCTTGCGATTATGGCCGGTTAAGTGCCACTGATTACACCATTTGCACTTATACACGTCCATCTCTACGCAATGTTCTCGCACCTTCTTCTGGTTCTCTCTGTTTGCCGCCCAGAAGGTAGGGTATTCCTTCTTTCCAGACGGACAGGTCATTTGTCCTTCTTCCTTTGTATTTTTTCAAGTTTCTCGGTTAATTCGTTGACAGCACATTCCAAAGAATCCACCTGTTCCATCAGCTTAAATATGCGAGCGTCACGGTCTTTTTGGCTCAGAAGTATTTTTGACAGTTCCTCTTTAACTCTCCTCTCGACTTTAATGTCGATACACTCTCTAATAGACCTGCCAAATTTTATCGACAACATTGGTATAGTTGTTTCTTCAAAGCTAGTTATTCGTCGCTCTATATCATCCAGAATATCTTCCATACTCAAAATTCGTTCCATAGTGGTCTTTGCGTTAGTTTTCATTTGTCCTTCTTTCCAAAGTTAATAGTTATACTCTCGATATTTGCATTTAAGGTCAACTCATTCTTTGCCGGAGCTTCGCCTTTTGTATCTCTTACGAACTCTGCGGCCTTTGTGCTACCGGGCTTATCACTCTTTGCGAGCTTATACTGGTTAATCATAATTGCTTGGTCGTTTGTGAGCCGTGGATCGTTCTCGTCCGGAAGTCCGCCGTATTCTTCCATCAACTCACGGAAGGTCTTTTTTGCACGTCTAACTTCGCCCGACTTTTTACCACCCATTCGTGCAATTTCTCGTTGTTCGGTCGGTGTTCGGTCTTTGAAACTAACCAAGTTTTGTTCGTTCGCCATTTTTACCACCTTTCTTTTTAAGTCTTATGATTTCAATTTCTTCCATCGCTTAAATAATCATCTATAATCTCTTTTGCTTCCTCGAATCCTACTGCGAATCGTCCACTATATCCTCTCATTTTCAACATAGTCAGCATTTCCGCTTGTTCTCTGATATGCTCCGAAGCCCAGTTTCCATCCTTCTTCTTAATTCGCGTCCCTTCTTTTTTAAGTTCGATAAACAAACCGACTCTATTACCAAATTTTGTTGCTCTCGGTTCAGCGATAAACATATCAGGCCAACCTCTACGGCCTCCGTTCTGTCTTTTCTGCTTGATCGCTTGACCTTTTGTAAGTTTGATACCGGAACCGAAATCGGAATGAAATAAGACATTCGGATACTGAAGTCTTAGGTAGTCTGCTACCATCGTCTGAAGTTCTGCTTCGCTCATTTATGCCCTTTCTTGTCACTAAATGCTTTATTTTCTATATCACGCACAAACGTTTCCTGCAGTTTTTCTATCTGTTCTTTACGGTACTTTTCGGCCTCGTCTTTTTCAGCTCGTTTTATCTCCCATATACCAGCGATAGCAACTGCGATAACGAAGCAGATAGCACACCAAAACCACCACACAGACTGCGTTATAATAAACGAACTAACCGCTAAAAATAACTGCCATACCGCCAAGATAATAGTTATAATAGTTTTTCTCATCTGTGTCTCTCCTCGTAGTTCTCAATCTGAAACCAATCAGCAAGCTCTCGCTCCATAGCCATTTGTTTCTTAGTAATCTTTGGTAAGTTCTTTTTAAGCCACTTCATACGGTGCTTCTTGATAAAGCTCCACGGCCATTTCTTGTAGTCTTTACTCGTGTCGATAGACCACTCTTTGCCGATAAGTATGTCTGCTTTCATTTTTCGTCCTCCAATTCAACAACCCTATCTTTCATTTCTTCTTCGGTATAAAAGTCAATCTGGTTGCCGTATTCAGCCATATCTTCTTGAAACCCATATTTCCAAGAACCGTCGTCAAAAATGCCGAAGCA